CCCCGCCTTCCATGGCGTTCTCAATCAACTTATTCGTGAACGCTTTCTTAACCTTATCCCATTCTGCGCCGGGGAGAAGCTCCTGCGCTCGTGAGATTGTTTCCTCGGTGCGGCTAGTGCTACCGATGCGTCCGCCCTTCACTGTGGGCTGGAAGATCATATCCACCACCGCGCTAGGGTCTTTCTCGCTGATTGCTCGCGTGGCAGAGCCTTTGCTGAAGTAGGGAACGAATTCCTTTTTGTAAGCGTTGTCCACGGCGAACAGCTCGCGGGCAAGCGTTTCATCTGCTTTGACGATATCGTTTTCGAGGGGCTTGATAAGCCGGTCGAATTGATTCTTCGCTGCGTCCGAAGACACAGCTCGCTGCCCTGCTTTCAAGCGCTGACGCTCGAATATGAGATCACGCACGGTTGGAGTAGGGGGCATTTCCTTCGCACCCTGTCCAAGGAATTCATCGATGGTGGCTTGGATGTTGCCTTTCTCGCCTGCGGATGCATTGCGGAGCTGTTCACGGAGAGCCTTGGTTTGATCGTCCATGAAGTCTTCGAGGTTGTCATACTTCTTCAGGCGCTCCGCCACGCCCTCGGCTGGCCCAATGCTAGGCCGCTCTGCGATGCCCCTGCTTTCACGGAGCTGCTTCGCTGCGGCAAGGTAGTCTTCGGGAGCATGCTCAATGGCAGCTCCTCGATTAAGCTTGTCCGCGTAAGCTGTGTTGAATCGGTCTTTGGTGGTCTTGAGCTGGTTGGAGTAGCCCTCTTGCCACGTCTTGCCGGCGTCTTTGCCAAGAGGAGCGTTGGGGGCAAAGCGAGCCTTCAGCTCTTGAGCTGTGGGGATGGCAGCTTTCTGTTCATCTGCCACTTCGCTCACGAAGCGCTTGCCCTGCTCTGTCTCGCTTTTGATCGAGGCCACCTTTGCTTCGGTGGCTTTGGTCGACTGCACCAGCTCGTCTTCAGCTTCCCTAGCCCGCATACGCGACGACTTGAGATACTTGTCAGCTGTGCGAGGATCGCCCTTGATTAGGTTGCCCACTTGCTTGGTGTAGCCAGCTGCGCCCAGGGAGCCTAGCACGTCGCCTGCCGACTGCACCACACCGCCCACCACGTTGGCTGTCTTCGGCATGCCGGCTTTGTCCAGTAGGTTCGCAGCACCGCCGCCTAGCACAGAGGCAAGGTCGGCTACGGGAGCGAAAGGAGCGGCCACTGTGCGCACAGCGCCCAGGCCGATCTGCCCAAGAGGGGACGCTGCTATGTTGCGCAGCGCGTCCATAGGCCCTTGAGCGGGCGTATCAGGCCCTTGGAAGGGATTGGTGGTGACGAGATCCTTCACACCGCCAGCCACTTGCGCGATGCCTTTGCCGGCTTCGCTGATAGGACCGACGATAGGATTGAGCACCGTGTCACCGCCAAGCAGCTCGCGGCCTCTGCCGCTTGTATCTGCTTGGGGCACGTTCGTGAAGCCTTGCTGCACGTCGCCCGACACACCAAGCTTGCGCTTCGCCCCGGCTACATCACCGGGCTTCACGTAAGACGGCTCTGTCGGACCCTGCCGATAGGCCTGGATCTGGCTTAACACTTCCTCTTCGGAAGCCCCATCAGGACCCTCTACCCGATACTTTGTGCCATCAGGCCCGGTGACTCGATACGTTGCCATTTACTTCTCCACTTCCACCTTCCATGTTCCGGTGGCTCCGCTTTTAGCTGCGGGTTGAGCTTCTTCTCGTGCAAATTCATCCACCCTCTTGCCTGCACCTTTCAGCGCTTTCACAGTGTTGTCGTATCGACGGTAGAGTTCTTTGCCCGAGCTATCCAATTGATCCATGTAAAGGTCGCGGCCCATGAGCGGATTGCCCACGGCCTGCAACACTTTCTGAGAGTCGAAGTTGCTGAAGCGGCTGTCCTGCGACACGTTACGGAGGTTGATGCTGAACGTGTTGGCTTCCGCCACATAGCGGCGCTCTTCAGGCGTAAGCTTATCCAGGAAGGGAAGCAGCTCTGTGCCTGATGCGCCGGCCACTGTCCGAGCAAGCGCAATCTTAAAGGTGCTGCTCATGCGCCCGGTCTTCGCTGCCTCTGTCTCTTCGTAGGCTTTCTTCAAGCGGTCGAGAGCATCAGCGGATGTGCGAACAGAAGCCAGCGTAAGCACAGCTTTCTCGCTAGGAGTGCCTTTGGCCCAGGCTGCTTGATGCCGCGCTTCGAGCTGCATCTGCTGCTTGGCGTCAATGTCCCCGCTTGCGATGCCCTTGTCCACAAGATCATGGAACTTCTCCGTGCCGATGGCACGCATAACGTCCGAGGGAATGTTCCGCTTACCGCCCCCGCCAGCCAGCTCACCCAGAGCCTTGCCGCGTGCTTCAGCGAAAGCATCCTTGAACTTATCAGGCCCGATGCCCATGCTCTGTAAGAGGTTCTGCACGACGCTGCCCTGCACAGCTGCGGGCATGCCTGCGGCCTGCATAGCCTGCATGCCGGAGCCCATCTGCTGAGCCTTGTCTGCCGGCAGCACACTGCGCAGAGGGCCACCGGCCATGAGCTGCGCTTCGAGGGTTTGAGGAGAAAGCTTCGCCCCGTTGTAGACAGGGATATCCGCTGCGGCTATGAGCGAGGGCTTGTCGCTCTCCCGCATAGGGCCGGCGTAGCCGGCAGCTCGATTGAAGGCTGGCATGTCATACTGCAAGTTGCCTTGCTCGTTCACGCCAAGCCCGCTGGTCATGTTCTGGCGCACGAGGCTTGTGAGCGTTTCCAGCTGATCTGGATTAGGCTGTGTCGCCTGCTCCGCACCGATGCGCGTGAGAAGATCTTGCAGAGTGTCCATGCTTAATACCCGCCCCCAACCGTGTAGCCGATTCGTCCTTGGGTGTTGCCGGATGCGCTAGGAAGCGTTTGCCGCATGCCCATGGCGCTGTTCTTGTTCGCCGCATTCGGGTCATACGCCTGCGAAGCGCTGTTCGACTGCGACACCTTAAGGGCCTCCATCAAGGAAGGCGTCTGCGTAGCAAGCCCACTGTAGCCCGACACCAGGGAGGGCAACACAGCCTTCATAGCGTCGGCAGCTAGGCCGGCTTGGTTGCGCTGCACACCCGCTGCATAGTTCGAGAGCGACGTGCCGTAGGCCCCGCTCTGCATCGCTCCAGCCTTGCGGAACATATCCGAGAGATCGGAATAGCCCTGCTCAATGGAAGGCTGAAGGTCAGCCAGCATGCCTTGCAGCGTAGTTTGGTACGCGGAGTTGGCAGTGGGATCTCCAAGCAGATCCATCAAGTTTGCGCTTGCGGCCTGCGTGTTGGCAGCACCAGAGCCCGCGAGAGCCTGAGCGAGATTCTGGTTCGAGTAGTTGGTGCTGGAGCTGGACGTGCTTTGCCCCGGCTCCACTGCCCCTGCTTTCTTTTTTGTAGCGATGCCTAGTGATGCCACTGTTTTCTCCTGTGTCCTATGTTACAACCCAATGCCACAATGCAGTGATGACGCCTGTATCGGTGCGTATCCCGAAGCCGATTTGGTCAGCAGTGAGAAAAGTAGTGCGGCCATGGGAGAACACTTCTTGCCAGTTTACGCTGTCATTTGAAACACTGAATTTTTTGTTTGATCCATCGTCAGCTATGCGCAACCAGGCGACCGCGCACTGCATCCCAGGGATTTTATATTGGAATGTTGAACTAGAGAACGACGAGGAGCTAGTCCAGGCCATCAGTTGGTAATACGCCCCGCCGCCGAAAACCGCAGGTCCGAATATCTGGATCTTACCGGAGCCCGACTCCCGGAACACAAGCCCCGCTTGGGGATTCGTGCCGGTGTCGACGTAGAAGTTGGACATTAAGACGGCAGTAATGACGTAAGGGGTAGCGGGTGCTGTCTTGTAACGCACATGCAACGACGCACCGCCGTCAGAGCCACATGCCAACACGAGATGCGAAGTGTTGTCCGTCAGCGTAGCGCTGCCCTGGTTGTCCCAGGAGTAGCCCGTGTCTGAAGGAGCTGTGAAGGTCGTGATGTTGAAATGGCCGGGAGAGCCCCCGCTTACTGCCGCCCATGTAGGGTTGGCAGCAGCACCCTGCGTCTTCAGATAATGACCGTTCGTGCCTGCGGCGAGCCGCGTCCAATCCGATGCGCCTCGATAGAGAATGTCACCCTGAGCAGCGGAGCCCACGAGGTCGAGCACTTCGCTCAACGTGCATTCCTCATAGTCGCCTGCGCCCGCTGTCTTACGTGCGAGGATGCGGGCCGTGGCAGAGGCGTTCTGCATCTTAGCGTAGGTGACAACATCATTGTCGATGGTGTAGGTGGCTCCGCTGGCCGAGATTGTTATGTCGCCTTTGTCGCCATCGGATACACTACCCCCTCCACCAGAAGGGCCTCCAAAAAGGATAGCCTTGGGCGTAGCCGAAGCTTCAAGAGCGTAGGCGAAGTCGCCCGAAGCCAAGGTGCTATGGGGCGTGCCTTGGCCGGCTACGGTGTGCGTTTTGATATACTGACCGAGGGTAGCCGCCGTGTTGAGATTGATCTTCGGCACCCAACCGGATGTAGCCACCAAGCCCACGGCGTCATTGGCAATACCGTTGGGCTCAATGATAACGCCGATGCCAGTGGTGGCGTAGCCAGCTGTCGTGGTGGTGGTGAATGCGGAAGCTGTCCCCGTAGAGATTACCACAACGTCCCCATACACCAATGCGCCGCCTGACTTGTTCGTCAGCAGCGCGACAACGGAGCGATTAAGAGCTGTGTTCGCCATTACTGATCCTTGTGTTGTTTCTCTGCTTCTTCAAGCTTCTGCTTAAGCAAATCCACTTCGGTCTGAAGCCGCAAAACGAGCAGCGTTAGAGAGCCGAGTTCTTTGGCTACGCGATCATCTATGGTCATGTTTCCTCCTACCAAGATTCTGAGCTGCGAGTAGCTCTGTCTGCCATCGCAGCTATTGTAGTCTCGTGATCTATCACCTTGCTTTTCAAAGCCGCTTTAACAGCGGCCATCACTTCTGCGTTCGTTGCATCCACCCACGCCCCTGGCGTCACTGGATCGGGATGCCCAAAGGCAGCGCGTAGCCGAGGCAGAGCGCTGTCTGGAACTGTGATTGAAATGGTTGCCATGGTCCTCCTATGCGCTGAAGAGATGAACGTACTTCTTCAGGCCATTGTAAAGCACTGGTACACGTCCGTAGTAAGCACCGGCTGCTGTGGTGTCCACTGTGGTGAAGCTCATGTCATAGTTGTTCGTGGCCCCCGCCTGTGCCACCACCTGCAAGCCGAAGGCGTAGGTCATGCCAGCCACCCCCTGGTTGGCGATGTTCAAGCCGTATTGATGCGTGGGCAGCAGGGCTCCCTGCACTTCAGGCGCAGAGATCTGATGCGTGATGCCTGTGGTGACAGCTCCCGCTACGTCAGAGTAGATCAGCCGCGACTGCCCACCTTCAGCCTGGGTGATGGTGATCGCGTTGCCAGGGCTCACGCGAGCATCGCACCAGAAGCCGATAGCTTCGTTGATGCTTGCTCCGGGCGTGAACGTAGGCTGCGCGATGATGCCAATCGGCAAGCTGCTATTGCCTGAGAACGTGGGCCTGCACCACAAGCCGGCTATGGTGCTGGCGCTGTTGGTGATCGTGGTTGTGATCTCCATGTGCCCCTTCTCCAGGGTGGACATGGTGCGAGAGCCGCCAATCACAAACTCGTCGTTGGTAATCAATACTGAGCCCCGCGTGCCGTGGGACGTGCTCTGAAGCGTTAGATCGTCCCCCGAGCCTGTGCCCCCGATTAGCGTCTGCCCACCGCTCCGCCCTGCGAGCAAGGCGTAGCCTGTATGGTCGTCGTCCGAGAGCCCGCCGATGCTGCCGTGGTCTAAGTTGGCCTGGTTGACATCGATGCTGAAGGAGTTGATAACCGCCCCTGTGGGCGTGCCGGCCAATGTGATCTTCGTGCTGGCAGCTGTGACGTTGCCCAAGCTGCTCACGCCTGTGCCGCCCCTGGCGGCGGACAGCGTGCCCGTCCAGCCCACTGTGATGCTCGTAGCAGCAAGCAGGGCCACGGTAGGAGAGCCCCCGAGGGTGAGGGTGACGTTCGTGTCATCCACCTTCGTGAGGGCTGCGGCTCCCGAGCCCAGAAGCCCTATGTCATGCTCGACGCCTGCGTCATCCTTGAAGTAGAGATTGCTTACGCCTGCTTTGTCCTTCGCGTAGAGAGCCAAGCTGTTCGCTTGGATCTGGGCGGCAGTGGGAGCAGTAATCTCGTTGAAGCGCAGGGAGGAGTCGATTAGATCCCACGCATACTTTTGTGTTGGTTTCATTCTACCCCCACCAGAGCATTACTTGTTCTTTTCCCGTTGAGAGGCGGGCGGTGTGATCTCCTGTGTTATTGTTAGCCACCCAAAACACACCAAACCCCAAGGGCTCAGATGCTAAGCTAATCGAGCTGTGGGCTATGGTTTCGCTCTGGGTGTCGTTGTCGAACGTAACATCGTACAAGCTGTAGACGTTGCCGCCAGTGGCGTCGATAATCAGCGAGATCTGCGTTGGCGTGATTGCGCTCATTGCGAGCGTGCTAATCACGGTGGGCATGGTCCCCGCGTGTAGATCAGCGTTGGTATAGCTCCCCCACGTAAAGCGGCTGTTGATATAGTCGAACAGCAGAACATGCCCTGTGAAGGAGCGGAGAGTAGCCGTTGCCGGCACGTTCACCGCAAACCCAAACAGCGGCTTGCCTTCCACCGAGTAGGACATGGCGTTTGCACCAAACCCACCGATGCTATACTGGAGAATGTTAGCAGCCCCCGGCGCACCAGCGCAGCTGGAATTGACGCGGGCGAAGTACATGGACATGCCAGCTGCACCCTGATGATCGAGCGTCGACCAGCCTGTATTCCAGCCGGAGCGCATGACCCAAGTGAAGCCGTTGGACGACATTGCCGTGTTGCCATCGAAGATCGCGGCGCACGTACAGTCCGTCACAGAGAGATTCCGATTCGCTGAATGGAAGCGGCTGTCTCGGTCATAGCATTCGTAAACGTAGTCCCCCTTGCAAGGAGCGGACACATAATAAGTGCGCTCTCCTGGGCAAGGCGTCTGTTGAATCATCGTGATCGGCAGCGTCACAGGACCGTCAATCGGAGCCTGGAAGCATTCATCCCCTCGATACCCTGCCCCTGGGTCCCATCCGCACACCTCAGTGGACGTACCATCAGGCACGTCAAAGGTGATCTCAAACTTCTCGCAGTTGATGGAGAGGCTGTTGATATCGGCTATGTCAGCGCCCTGCACGACAAACGCAAAACAGCCCGTGGCGCAATCAAGCACCAGGGCTCCGTCTTCAACGCAGACTTCGCATGTCTTGCGGGGAGAAGCCCCATAGCCGCCATTCACGTAGGCTTCAATCTGAGCCCGCATGAGATCGAGATTCGCAGCGTCAACGTCCTTGTCCCCTGTGAACACGGGAAGCGTCAAAGCTTTCGGCGTCAAGTCGATTGGAGGAAACTGGGTTTGGGTCTTCACCGAAGCCACCGAGGAGAACGTGCTGCCGTTGTCATCTGTGAACTTGTAGTAATAAAGCGTAGACGCAGACACGGTGATATCCGTGAGCGTCGGGTAGCTGCCATAGGCCGCAGGGATGGTTTGCAGCGCAGAGTAGGAGCTGCCGTCCGTAGAGCGGTATAGCTTGATCGTGCCAGCGCCCGCATAGCTGTAGCGGATGATGACCGAATCATAATACTTGCTCTCCACCCTGACGTTAGTGAAATCAGCTGCCGACATTGAATGTGTCCTTGATCTGCTTGATGGTTTCCCGAATGCCAAGCTGCTTTGCGTGATTCAAGATGTTCTGGCGAGCCTTGCAGGGAGCACAGGCCTCGATGCCAAGCTTCTTGGTGGCCCAAGCGATAGCATCCCCCCACTGCACACCTTCCTGTCCCATCTGCTCTTTAAGCTGTGCTTCCAGGGATCGGTGAGAGGAGCTGGTTGCTGAGAGCACGCCGCCCTCCATCTTCAGCTCTGTGCCTTCGGGATGCGTGACTAGGATCTTCTTGTCGCCAATCTTGAGCACACTATGCATTATTCCTCCGTCATGTTAGCCGACCGGCGCACGTCGCGGTGATCCTTCTTCGGGATGAAATGCAGCGCCCCAGAGCGAAGCACCGGGGAGCTGGACACGTTGGGAAGAAACTCGATACGGACGTTCACCCATTCGCATTCGATAGGGGGAAGGTCATAGCGCACGTTGGTGTATTCATCGCCTGCTGCTTTGGGCTTCAGGTCGTACACCTTGCGATAGCGGAACGTGTTCTTGTGGTCGACTGCCACGCTCAACGCACACTTCGCGTAAGCGTTAGACTCGAACACCAAGGTGGCTCCCGTGAAGGCAGAAGCCATCTCGGAGGGCCGCATCCAATCCGTGTCGTAGTAGCGGCTCACGCTGGCAGTGCTGCTTGCGCTGATGTTGTCCAGCTTGTCCGTGGCGCTGTCCATCGTGTAAGCAATCGTAGCGCTCTGTCCGATCAACGACTGTTCCGCTGTCTTCGTCCAGCGCACCATCTGCACAGCGCTCCACGGCTGTGAAGTGCTGTATGTGCTGTAAGCGAACTCGCCGGTTTGGTAGTTGAAATCGATCCGCCCCGTATTGCCGCTCGAATCGAGCGGGAAGAAGAAGCAATAGAGATTGCGGTCGTCCATCACTGCGGTGCGGCAGTTGGCTACGCCCGCCTTGTAGAGATCGTTCTGTAGAATGTCCGTCACGTTAGGGGGCAGCGGCTCGAACGTGTTAGGGTTGACGAGCCCGAGCTGGTAGTCGTCCCCCAAGTAGATCACGCCCTTGTCCCCAATAGGCTGGCAGCTGTAGGGAGCCAGCGTTCCAGGAGCCCCCTGGACAAGCCGCTGTGTGAAGCGCACTTGACCGCCCACCCACCGCAAAGCCACCACACCGTCTTCCTTCATTATCATCGCAGCTTCGCCCCAAGGGATGCCGGCGAGCACAGCTCCCGGTGTCTCATTGAAGTTGACTAGGTTGGCTGCGCACTGCGTCCAATCAGTGTCAGGTGTCTCTGAATACTGCCCACGGCGCGGAGCGAAAGCCGACGCAGCCGTGTCATAGATGTTGAGCAGGAAGAGGAAGCCATAGTACGACATGATCGCTTTGGCTTTAGGGGCGGTGCCTGATGCGATTGCAGCTGTGTTGCCGCTCCCTGTCCAGCTCCGTGGATTGTCCTTGCCTTCGTTGACGAAGTAGAGCGTGCCTCGGAAGTTTGCCCATTGAGGCTTATCGCCAGCTGCACCGTTTAGCGCTGTGCCGGTGATATCAGACCAGGCTCCGCTCGTGCTCTTCTCCACTTTCGTAGGACCGATGCGCAGCAGGGTGGTGGCAAGTGTGCTGTCTGCCACATGAGGCATGAGATGAAGAGCGCTCTCCGACATAGCCCCGCCGAAGGTGCTGCTGTAAGACACGCCGCCTCTGCCCCGGACGTTCTGATGGTTTATCAGGACATTCTTGAGCGAGCGGGTGTAGCCCTGCTTTGGAACAGGGAGAGACTTGTCGAGCCCCCTAAAGCCAGTGATGGGAGCAGCTTGCTCAGTTGCCGAAGCCATGGTTCACGCCCCTTATCGATAAAGCCCCGGAGCAGTGACGTTCAGGAGTTTCGTCTGCACAGAGGGCACGTTGGAAGTGGAAGTCGCCACCACCTTAATCAGGTAGGGGCCTTCTGTAGAGCCTGCGCGAAGCGTCACTGTCACCACCGTTCCACTAACGGAATGGGTGACAACACGGTCGTCCGTGACGTTCGCCCCGGTGGAATTAACAGCAGACACAACAGCATCGCGCACGTTAGTGCTCTCTGGAATGAAGCCGCTAAACTCAAACTCTTCATCGAACTGTTCATCTGTGAAACGCTCCAGTACGGCAGTGTAAAGCAAATCAGCCATTAGAAAAACCTCGCATGATTGTGCATGGTGTTCACTTTCTCACGAGCTGCCGGCACTAGCTCAGCTTCGAGGGCAGCGAGATCCTGCTTGAGTTGTTGCCGCTGTTCCATGCCGAGATCGTAATCGGGAGCAAGACGTACCGCGAGCCTATAGATGATGTAGTCTTCCCATCCCAGAGGAAAATCGGGGTTGTCGTACTGACTATCGAAATCGTACAAGGGCCGCTTGTAAGTAAGTACGAGTAAGTCTCCATTGTCGTATTCCGTGGATGTAGCCCAAGTATCTCCCTGGGTGGTTTCAGCGCCCTGTAGCCAGAACAGCCGCCAGCTGGCTCCGCTACCCGGCTTGTTCTCCGAGGAGGCAGTGTGCTTTAGGATGCAGGTGTAGAAGTGGCCGCTCTGTGACTCAACATCGCCAGCGGTGACACTGGACGGAGCAGGCCAGAGATAAAGCCGCTGATCGCTAAGCAAGCGAGCCCGCTTCAGGTAGAGCTTCAGAGGATCGCCTGTGTCGTTCTTCGGCACCAGGCGAGAATACTCCTCCGCAGAGATGATATCCAAGAGATCGCTGTCATCCCCGTCTGTGCCGCGCACAGTGGCCGACAACAACTCTTGAATGAGCGGAAGATCCTCGTCAGCGCTGAAGATGTAGCGGCCTGCCACCAGGGGCAGATAGGCCGTGTCCTGAGCCCAGGCGCTCTTCGCCAGGCCAGTTTGCTTCAGATCTTCAGAGCGGAGTAGGTTGTTGAGCGCACGGACTGCTTCGCGCAGCTTATGAACCGGAGGGTTGCCGTCTTCGGGCCAGCCCTTGATCTTGCGCAGGGCCGACGCGATAACCTCGTTGCGTGTGAGAGCGAAATCTGCTGTTGACCCTGTAGCCATTATCTCGGTCCTTGATAGTTAGGCGGAAACTCCACTTGACCCGTCGCTGGATTCATGCGGGGGAGAGGAGCGTTGAGCGGCGGAGGCGGCGGCTTAGCTAGGCCTAGACGCTGCAATAGCTGTATCACGGTGTCGTTCATGCCCTGCGCGGCCTTGTTCATGCCCGGTGTGTCGAGCGGGATGATATTCCGAAGAATACCCTTTGCTAGTTCGCTGGAAGCGTCATCTGCCATATCTGCTCCTTGTCGGTGTGGTGCGATTGAAGAACAGCGCAGCCATGCTTGTCGGGCTCATGGGGCTTGCCCCGTAATCCGGCTGCTGGTACTGCTCCTGCTTGTACTGCTGCTGCGCATAGGGATTCTGTGCGTAGGCTTGTTGCTGAGGATTCTGCTGCTGATACTGATTCTGCTGATAAGGATTCTGCGCATAGCCCTGCTGTTGGTAGGGGTTCTGCGCATACTCCTGCTGCTTATACTGCTGCTGAGGGTAGAACATCGCTCCCCCTTATGTCTCGAAGATGATCTCCACGATCACGTCTGACGTGGGGCCTGTAGTGCCCGCAGTGCCGCCAGCTGTGAGACAGGCCGCGACGAGCCCGGTGCCGTAGGCCAAGCCTTCAGGGAACACGACATAACGTTTGGTGGCCGCAGGAATCTTCAGGATGTAATCAGGAGCGGTGGTGCCCACTGTGACGGAGCCCGCAGCCAGATCCCAGAGCTTCAGGTAGCTGGCTGCGCCAGCGTTGGCTGTGTTGTCCACCAGGATGCTGTGGATCGTTCCCGAGGAGTTGTCAACGCCGTCTTTGGTTTCTGCAAGATCGGTGTTGCGATACTTGTAGAGCCCCGAAGGGGTGCTGATGCTGATTGTGCTAATTGCCATTGAGATACTCCTCGTGATACTGATTGATGCGGACGATGTAGTCTTTTGTCTCTTTGGGAAGCGTGTTCTTCCAATTGCTGTTCTGCCACAC